ATTTAGAACCAGATGCATCATTAGGTGGTGTGGATGAAAAGACAGGAAACTATAAACCATCAAAATCTAAAGGTGTTAAAGTATTATTAGAACCAGGTGATATGCTTGTGTATCGTGGAAATGAATTAGAACATTGGAGAGATAAATTAACTTTTGATGATTGTGGTCAAGTATTCTTACATTATAATAATGTTGAAACTAAAGGATCTAAAGAAAATATTTACGATCGTAGACCTCATTTAGGACTTCCAGCTTGGTTTAAAAAGTGATATAAAACCTCTTTACTAGAGGTTTTATGCCAATATCAAAGCTACAATTTAGACCAGGAATAGATAAACAAAACACTCAATATGGCGCTGAAGGCGGATGGGTGGATTGTGATATGGTGCGTTTTAGGTATGGAGTTCCTGAAAAAATAGGTGGATGGGAACCAGCCTTTAATAACAATTTAATTGGTGTTGCTAGAGATATACACACTTATACAGATTTAGCGGGTGACTCTTTAGCTGCAATTGGAACTGATAGAAAACTATATTTATATTACGATAACAACTTTTACGACATTACACCTTTATCAACAACTATCCCCGCTGTGTTCTCCTTTACTTCCGGTACAACCATAGTTGATGTTACAGCAACTTCTAATGGAGCCGTGGCTGGAGACTTTGTTACATTTTCAGGAGTTACAGGAGTTAGTGTTGTAAATATTACAAACACAGACATGGCTCAAGAATTTGAAATCCAAGAGATTAAAACAGCTAATACATTTACAATTGATGTCGCATCTATTGCAACTCCAGGAGCTGTTACAACTTCAGGATCAGCAAGTGGAGCTGCATTTCAAATAAATATAGGATCAGATATTACAGTTGCTGGTAATGGATGGGGAGCTGGTCCATGGAGTTTTTCTACATGGGGTACACCAAGACCATCAGGAGTTATTACTGCTAATCCCAGAATTTGGAAAATAGACAACTTTGGTGAAGATATATTAGCAACTATTGTTGGTGGTAAAACTTATTATTTTGATACTTCTGCATTTTTACCTGCAAGAAATACTAGAGCTACATTATTATCACAAGCTCCAACACAATCTAATTATATGGTGGTATCACCAAGAGATAGACATGTGATATTCTTTGGTACACAAACAACACCTGGTTCAACTACCACTTATGATCCAATGTCAGTATTGTTTGGTTCACAAGAATCTATTACTGATTTTATACCTAATGCAACCAATACTGCAGGATTTCAAAGATTATCTTCTGGAAACCAAATAGTAACAGCAGTTCCAACAAGAGGTGATATATTAATATTAACAAATACATCTGCTCATGCGATGCAGTTTGTGGGCCCACCATTCACGTTCTCATTTAAACAAATCGGTACAAACTGTGGAGCATTAGGAGTGCATTCAGCAGTTGAAGCGGAAAACGTTGTGTATTGGATGGCGGATGGTGCATTCTACTTATTTGACGGGGTTGTTAAAGAAATACCATGTTCGGTACAAGATTATGTATTTGGAGATTTAAACGCAGATGAACATTCTACAATTTATGCAGGTGTGAATCTTGAATTTTCAGAAGTAAATTGGTTTTATACATCTACTGCTTCTACATTAATAGATAAAGTTGTAACTTATAATTATCTTGAAAGAGTATGGACAATTGGAACTTTAGCTAGAACGACATGGGCTTCTAAAGATATATTTGCAAATCCTTTAGCTACTAAATATATGCCAAGTTCAACGTCACTTGCTCAACCAACTGTTATTGGTTTAACTAATGGTGTGTCAACACTTTATGACCAAGAAAAAGGAGTGAATGATAATACAGATCCAATTACCGCTTATATTACATCGGGGGACGTGGATATTGTAGATGGAGATAATTCTATGTTTGTTAAACGATACATACCGGACTTTAAAAATCAACAAGGTGCATTGAATATGCAATTTTTAGTAAGACAATATCCAGGAGCAACTCAAACCGTTGCATCAAGCACCGTTGTATATTCAACGACTACTAAAGTTGACATGCGCGCGCGTGGTCGTCAAGTTGCTGTTAAAATTGTAAGTTCAGATGTTGATACTAAATGGAGATATGGAACACTTCGTATTGATGGTCAACAGGATGGTTTAAGATAATGGCTAAACTAGATCAACCCAGATTAGCGAACGCTACACCAGAATATAATCAACAACAGATGGACCAGATTATTAGAACACTAGAACAAATGGTGTTACAATTAAACAATACCTTTACACAAGACGTTCAAGATGCTAATGAAGCTGAAGCTTGGTATTTTATTAGAGTATAAAGAAAAATGGCAAATGTATATAAAAACGCAATTTATGCGCCAACAACAACGGCTAATACAACCGTTTATACTTGTAATGCAACAGCAAGAGCTATTATTCAAAATATACAATTAACTAATGCATCAGGAACACATGCAGTACAAGTTTATTTGTATAAAGATGCAAATAGTACTACAGTAGAATTTTCTCATGCTAATATGAGTGCAAATGAAACTTTAAATTTTTGTAAAGGACCTGTTATATTACAAGAAAGAGACGCTATATTAATAGCTGCTGCTTCAACTGTAGTAACAGGTGTTATATCAATCATGGAAGTAAATAGAAGCTCATTAACATCATAATGGAACCAATTAAAGTTATTTGTGATTCGGAAATCACAATCGTAAATTTAAAAACTGGATACATCTATAAAGATGAAGCAGAAGCGCAAGCTGATACAACTGTTGATCCTAAAGATATAAGACGAGATGTCAAAATTATAGTTCCACCAATTCCTTTATTTAGTAAAACATGATTTCAGGTGATAGTTCAGAATATGAATTCTTTGATGAAGCAATTCAATTATTAAAAAATCCAATAGGTGTAAGTGTTGAAATAGGCGTTCGTCGTGGCATGGGTACTAAATGCATTATTGATGCTTATAGGAAATATCATCCTCACATATCATTAAAACATTTAGGAATAGATCCTTATGGTAATATTCTTTATAGAACTTCTGATGGAGATAAAGGGGGACGATTAGATTATACCAATACCATGAAACAAGAAGCGTTGCTTGCAATTATAAAAGAATATCCAGAATTTAATTTTGTTAATTTAGAAGATTCAGAATTTTTTAAACGATATGCAGATGGTTATCCTATTTATGATTTTGAAAAAAAGTTATTAACACAATATGAAACAGTTCATTTTGATGGTCCTCATAATACTGAATCTGTAATGAATGAAGTTAATTTCTTTTTAGATAGAAGACCTAAACAATGTGTGTATATCTTTGATGATATAGACACTCATGATATTGACAAAATAGGTGAACATCTGATATGGAATGGTTTTAAACAATTTAAAAAAGGTAATAGGAAAGCAGTATTTATAAATGAATCCTAGAGGTGGGACAGAGATACTAAAAGAACAATTAATTGCTCAATTAGAACCAGGTTCTATTGATGGAATTAATCTTATTGGTTCTATTTGCCATCCATCACTTGTAGAAAAAAATAAAACAAATGTTCTTTGGCAACATTTAAGTTATGATCAACCTAATGTGCAATACATGCGTGATCGTAAATTTGTAGATTCTATTGATTACTTTATTTATGTTAGTCATTGGCAATATAATAAATTTAGAGAACATTTCCAAATACCTGAATACAAATCATTTATTATTAAGAATGCAACTCATCCATTTGAAGTAATTCCTAAACCAACTTTAAATACAATTCCTCAAACAAAAATTAAATTACTATATAGTTCTACCCCATGGCGTGGACTTGCAGTTCTTATAAAATCAATAGAATTATTAAATAAAACTAGAGATGACTTTGAAATAGATATTTATTCATCAACTAAAATATATGGTTCACAATTTGAAGAAAATGAAAAAGGAAAATTTGATACATTATTTGATAAATGTAAAAATACACCTAATGTTAATTATCATGGTTATGCAAGTAATGAAGATATAAGAAAACAATTATTATCTACACATATCTATGCTTACCCATCTATCTTTGAAGAAACATCTTGTCTTGCAGTTATTGAAGCAATGTCAGCGGGTTGTCATGTGGTAACAACGAATTACGGAGCGTTGCCAGAGACATGTGGTGAATTTTCAACAATGATTGAATTTGATTCAAGTGGACAAAATTTAATTGAAAGATATGCAGATACATTAAATTCTGTAATTGACAATTATAAAAACGGTCTATATAAAGAAGACCTAGAAATGCAAATAAAATATTATAATAAATATTATTCTTGGGAAACAAGAATAAAAGAATGGATTAACTTTTTAAATTATGCCAGAAGTCAAAAAAAAGCACATTAAATTATTTGTAGCTACCCCTGCATTTGGTCATATGGTTACTACAAACTATATGAATAGTATGATGAAATTTGTATCTCATACACATCCAAGACTTGCAGTATCAACAGCATTGCATCTTCAATCGGGGATGGCGTTAGTTACACAAGCTAGAAATAATTGTGTTGCATCTTTTTTAGCTTCTGATTGTTCTCATATGTTATTTGTGGATTCAGATATTGGATTTGAACCAGATGCTGTTTATAGATTATTAGAAAAAGATGTACCATTATGTTTAACTCCATATCCTGTAAAAGGTTATGGTCCAAATAATCAATTACAATTTATTGTACATTTTAAAGATAGAGATAATGTTCAATTAAATAAAGATGGTTTTGTAGAAATAACTGCAGGACCTACTGGATTCATGATGATTAAAAGAGAGGTGTTTACTAAACTAGCAGAAGCATATCCTGAAAAGAAAACAATTAATAAACAATTAGTTGGTAATAAAGTAGAGATTATGAAAGATGGTTGGTATACATTCTTTGAAACAGCACAAGATCCTGAAAATGGTTATTTAGGAGAAGATATATCTTTTTGTACACTATGGGTTAAAACAGGTGGTAAAATATATGCGGATGCTATGACTCCATTAACTCATTTTGGCTCACATTCATATCATGGTAGTTTAAGCTTAATGTTTCAAAAGAAAGATAAGGCAGAAGCAAACGTTCAATCTTTAGTTGACGATAAGAAGAAATAGTAGTAAAATCAACATTTCCGCTTAATTCAAGACTAGCAATCTTGCTAACTTTATTATAATATTATTAACTATATGTACGGAATTAACACATTACCTTATTATACAACTAGTTCAATGATACCATATGGATATGCTAGTGGTGGAATAGCTAGTTTACGACCAGGATATGGTATTGGTGGTAAAATTAGAGGAGCAATTAAAAGCATCACAAAACCAGTAGCTAAAGTTTTAGATAAAATTGTACCAAACGAAATTAAACCTGCATTACCTTATGTAGCAGCAGCAATGCCATTTATGTTAGGCCCAACTTTTTCATTCGGTGGACTATCCGCTGAAGTAAGTAGAGCTATAGCTGCAGCAGGTGCAAATGCGGTATCCCAGCTTTCTCAAGAAGGAGCCGCGGAACGTGGATTAAATCCAATATCTTTAGGTTTAGCTGCTGCTGGTGGTTACTTATCTACTCCTGGAGTTGGAGATAGTTTAAGAGCTGGAACAATATTAGGAACAGATCCTACAACAGGAGCTATAATTACAAAAGGAAGTGAATTAGCAGGACAAATACAAACAACTTCTCCTACTCTTCTACAATCAGCAGAAAATATCGCTAGAGGTATTACATCATATGGAGCAGATACTTTAAGTAAAGGAACAGAATCATTCCAAAATATTATGGGTGGAACATCTACAGATATTGGTAAAGATTTATTAACAGCTGGAAAAGCTTATGTGCCTGGCGCTTTACAAGCTTCTGGTGAATTAGCTTATAATGCTGCATTAGATGCTAGAAAAAAATATGAACAAGAAATGGCAGCAATGGGTGCATTATCTTCAGCTAATAAACAACAACAAATAGATTATATTAGAAGAGCTATGCAATCAGCTGGATTTACAGAAGATGAAATAGGAAGTGCATTAACAAGATCAGGATTTGCTAGCGGTGGTATTACAAGAACTAAATTTGGTGGTGGAGGACCAGGAATGGGAAGTCCTAGATCATATGAAAGTTTTAAAGATTTTTTAGAACAAATAAATATAAGTTATCCTGAATTAGATATTATAAAC